AGAAAAGACATGGCCTCACGTTGAATATAGTGATGAGAAATTTCATAATGAACTTCAATCTCCTATTATTGGTAGATATGATTTAAAAACAAAACCTTATGTATCTCATGCTGAAGAGGCTCTCTTGATGAAGATAGCATCTTCTCATGAATCTTCTGAAGGTGCTTCTTTATTTTGTACTCATTCTTGCTGTATTAATTGTGCTAAATTGATATATGGTGCTAAAATATCTGAATTCTATTATACAACAGAATATAAAAGTACAGAAGGTATTGATTTTTTAAAGAAATTTGGAATCTCTGTTAATAAACTAGATTATTATAAATAATATTTTATATTAAATGTTTTAGGAGATTACGCTAATGGAAGATTATTGGGGATATCATCTTATTTTAGATGTTAAGGGTTGCGACTTATCTAAGAGCAAAGACCCTGTTTATATTTCTGATTTTACTAAGGAATTAGTAAAAAATATTGACATGGTTCCTTTTGGAGATCCTCAAGTTCTCCATTTCGGAGAAGGAGACTTAACTGGATGGACTGTTTTACAGTTTATTCAAACATCAAATATTATGGGACATTTTATGGACCATAACGGAGATTTGTATTTTGATGTATTTTCTTGTAAATCATTTGATGAAACTATAGTAATTGATATGTTAAGAGAGTGGTTTACTCCTGAAAATATAAAATATGAAATGAAATATAGAAAAGCTTAATTGGAGGAAATATGGAAAATGAAATTGAAAGTGCAAATGTAATTTTGGAAAAATTTAATCTTGGTGAAGGTGATGTTCTTGTTGTAAAAGTAGATATTACTGGATGTACTGAAGAACAAGCATTGAAAAGGTTGGCTGAAGCTAGAGACAATGAAACTCTAAATAGTATTTCAGAAGCAGGAGGGAAAATTTTATTTACTTATACAGGGATTGATTTTTCTCTTCTAAAGATGTCTGAAGAAGATAAACTTTTGATCTATGCTGATACTTCTCCATTTAGTTCTGAAGAAGATAAAGATCTTTATATAAATTCATTGAAAGAAAAAGTAGGAGGTCAAATTTCTAATGAAGTGGTTGTAATTCCTGTTGATTCAACTTCTTTAAGAGCAGCTATTCAAACCCCTGAAGATTCTGGGGTATGATATGTCTATTAGTTCTTTGAGATTAATTACTAATGAAGATATTGTAGGAGATATTACATTTGATGACTCTACTAATGAGTATGTTGTAGAAGAACCTGCTCAGTTGTTAATTATTCCAACAAAAAACTCAAATCAACCTTCTTTTGGATTTGTTCCTTATCCTATTCATGCTGATCGTGGAGCAAATTATAGCTTGAGATTTCACAAAGATCATGTTATAATTAAACCTATTGAGATTGGAAATGAATTTGTAAACCAATACAGAAGTATGTTTGGCAGTGGCCTCATAACACCAAAATCAAATATTGTAGTTTAATCCAACAACCCCTCTGTAACAAGAGGGGTTTTTATTTTATAAGTAATATAATGTCTAATTTTTACACAAATGTCCAAATTTTAGGGGATGATATCCTATATTTAGGATATAGAAATGGTAGACGAGTAAAAACAAAAGTCCCTTATTCTCCTTCTCTATTCATACCAACTAATTCCGAATCTAAATATAAAACTCTAACTGGAGAATATCTTCAGAAGATAAAGAAGGGTTCTATTAGAAAAACTAAGGAATTCATCAAAAAACATGAAGCTATAGAAAACTTTAAAATCTATGGTAATGATAGATTTCAATATTGTTTTATTTCAGATGTTTTTAAAGATCCTATTGATTGGGATATTAGACAGATAAAAATAGCTATATTCGATATCGAAGTTAATTCAGATCCAGATGATGGCGGATTTTCTTATCCAGAAAATCCTTTTCAGCCTATTATATCTATTTCTATAAAATTTCTTGGACAACCTAATACCTATGTATGGGGATATAATGAATTTAATGCTCCTGACGATGTAAAATATTTTAGATGTAAAGATGAATATACTTTATGTAAAACTTTCTTAGAATTTTGGGAAAGTGAGAGTATTGATGCTATGACAGGATGGAATATTGATGGATATGATATTCCGTATGTTGTGAATAGGTTTAGAAAGATTCTTGGAGAAAAGGAAACTAAAAGATTATCTCCGTGGGGAATTATTAGAGATAAAACCAACAAGATTGTTGTTGGTGGTAAGTTTATGCGTGAAGAGATTTCATATAATATCATTGGAATTTCTACATTAGACTATGTTACCTTATATAAAAAGTATCAACCTGGTGGAACTTCTCAAGAAAATCATAAACTTAATACCATAGTTAATGTTGAAATTGGGGAAAGTAAAGTTGATTATGAAGGTTCTCTTCATAATTTATATATCAATGATTTTCAAAAGTTTATTGAATATAACATACAAGATGTTAAGCTAATCGAATCTCTTGATAATAAGTGTAAGTTGTTGAGTTTGGCTTTAATCCTAGCATATGACTCAAAAACTAACTATGAAGATATCTTTACACAAACTAGAATGTGGGATTCTATCATATATGATTTTCTAAAGAAAAAAAACATACAAGTTCCTATGATTAAGATTGGTGAAGATGTTGGATATGAAGGAGCTTTTGTAAAAGAACCTATTGCTGGTTTGCATAAATGGGTTGTTACTTTAGACGCAACATCACTATATCCTAGTATTATTATGGGTAAAAATATTAGTCCAGAGACAATAGTAAATCCAGAAAACTACACTGAAGAAATGAGAAATATTATTTCATCAGGAATAAATGTTAATTCTCTATTATCTAAGAAAGTAAATCTTGATAAACTTAAAGAGATGAATGTTACTATAACACCAAATGGTCAGTTCTTTAGAACCGATATAAAAGGATTCTTAACAGAGATTGTTGAAGATGTTTTTGCTGTTCGTCAGACTTATAAATCTCAGAAAATTAAAGCTGAAAAGGAATATGAATTGATTTGTTCTGAATTGAAAGAAAATTCCAATCCAGATCTTTTAAAGAAACAAAAGGATTTGGAATATGAGATATCTAAATATGATACATTACAACAAGCAAAGAAACTTTCTTTGAATTCTTTGTATGGGTGTATGGGAACTAAATTTTTTAGATTTTTTGATGTTAGATTAGCTGAAGCCATTACTCTAGAAGGTCAGTTATCTATTAGGGTTGTTCAAGACAATGTTAACAAATACCTAAATACTACTTTGGGAACTAAGGATAAAGATTTTGTTCTTGGAATTGACACAGACTCAATCCTTTTAACTCTTGAAGAATTAGTTAATAAAACTGTTAAAAAGGAAATAACAGATCCTAGAAAAATCACAGAATTTTTGAATAAGGTTGCAGTTGAGAAGATTCAGCCTTATGTATATTCAATTACTGATGATCTTTCGACTTATGTTAACTCTTATTCTAATAAAATCTTCTTTAAATTGGAAAAGATTTGTTCTTCTGGAATATGGACAGGAGCTAAAAAGAGATATGCTCTTTTGGTATATTCTAATGAAGGAGTTATATATTCTGAACCAAAGCTTAAAGTAACAGGATTAGAAGTTGTTAAGTCAACAACACCAAAAGAGATTAAAAAATCTTTGAAGAATTGCCTACAAATATTCTTATCTGGGGATGAAGATCAGTTGATTGATTATGTAGAGAATTTCAAAAAGGAATATCGCAATCTTACTATAGATCAAATATCATTTCCTCAAGGAGTTAATGGTATTAACAAATATAAAAATTCTTCAACTATATATTCCAAAGGAACCCCAATTTATGTTAGAGCTAGTTTAATATATAATAAAATATTGATGGATATGAATCTTGATAAAAAGCTAACTTCTATTAAAGATGGTGATAAAATTAAGTATGTTTACTTAAAATTACCTAACCCAACACATGAAAATGTTATAGCTTATCCAGATAAATTTCCAAAAGAATTTGACTTAGAGCAATATATAGACTATAATCTAATGTACGAAAAAGGATTTTTAAAACCTATGATGCCCTTGGTTGAAGCCGCAAAATGGAAAATGGAAAGAAGTAATTCCATTGATGATTTCTTTTAATATAATATATGAAAAATTTAAATAAAATAACAATCCCAAATTGGGCAATATTTTCAACATCTTTAGTATCAATTCATATATACGAGGTTGAAGATGAATATGAAAGAATTGTTTATCAAAGTGCCTTGGTCTTCTTATTAGAAGATGGTAGAAGAGATCAAAGTATAGAGGAAAGTAGGGCAATTGTAATAATGACAAATATTACTAATTATGAAGTAGATGATTGTGTTTTAGAAACTGTAAATTATGTTAATAATATGTTTAATAAAATATCAAAAATGGCACTAGTGTTTGATCTTGAAAATGCATTAATTGATAAGATAGATATTGGTGATCTTATGTTAAGTATGAAAGATTATGAAGAAGATATACTAGAAAGTATGAGAGAATCTAGAAATAAAACCATTCATTAAAAAAGGAGAATAATATGAGTTTAATTGAAAAACTTAAAAAAACAAGCACAATTAAGGATTCGGCTATCCTTTCTAAATCGAAAGTCTTTAATAATAAAGAAATGGTATCCACATCAGTTCCTGTAATTAATCTTGCTTTATCAGCAAGACTTGATGGAGGATTTACTTCAGGTCTTACCATGTGGGCTGGAGTTTCAAAAATGTTTAAGACAGGATTTTCTTTATTGATGGCAAAAGCATATTTGGATAAATATCCAGAATCAGTTTTGCTTTTCTATGATTCTGAATTTGGATCTCCGCAATCATATTTCCAATCATTTGGAATTGATTTGGAAAGAGTTTTCCATACACCAATTACAGACATTGAACAGTTGAAGTTTGATCTAATGCAACAGATCAATAATATTGAACGAGGAGATAAGGTTATTGTTCTTATCGACTCTATTGGTAATCTTGCATCTAAGAAGGAAGTAGACGATGCTCTTGAAGGAAAATCTGCTGCTGATATGACTAGAGCAAAGCAAGTTAAGAGTTTATTTAGAATGGTTACACCACACCTTACTCTAAAAGATATTCCTATGGTTGTTATTAATCATACATACAAAACTATGGAGTTGTATGCAAAGGATGTTGTTGGTGGTGGATGTGTAGTTGAAGATACTATGATTCAAACACCAGAAGGAGTTAAACCCGTACAGGATTTTGTAGTTGGTGATATTGTAAAAACCTTACAAGGTGATAAAGAAGTAACTTCTGTTTGGAATCCAGATACTTTAGATGAAGGTGAACCTGAATGTTTTGAAATTGAATTTGAAGATGGATTTAAAGTAGTTTGTTCAGATAAACATAAATTTTTAATTGGTGATGTTTGGGTTGAAGCTAAAGATCTGATTGTAGGTATGGAGTCAGTAGTATATTAAGATTCAGAATTTTATAAATAGTTTATAGGAGGTAACTATGAACTATTCTAAAATTTATAACAATCTTATACAAGATGCAAAAGACAATCCAAAATCGGACTTATATAAAGAAACACATCATATTATACCAAAGTGTATGTTTGGGGATGATAGTCTTAATAATTTAGTAGAATTAACTGCTAGACAACATTATCTAGCTCATTGGTTATTATACAAAATTTATAAAACTAAAGAACTTGCTCATGCATGGCATTGTATGAGTGTAATTGGAATTGGTCAGAAAGAAAGATCTATAAATTCTCATCTTTTTGAATATTGTAAAAAAGAAAGAAATCGTATTTTATCAGAAGAATATTCTGGTTCAGGTAACAATTTTTTTGGCAAGAATCATACAGAGGAAACGAAGATAAAACTTTCTAAAATTCATTCTGGAAAATGTTATAAAACACCAGAACAGATTAAAGAATGGGTTAACTCTGTAGCGAAAAGAAAAAAGACTACTGAACATAAGTCTAAAATAGGTAGAAAAGGTCTTGTTATGCTTCAAAATATATATACAAAAGAGATAGTTAGAGTACCTTTTGATGATTCTAGATGTGATGACTATGCATGGGTTAATCCTAGAAAATTATCCCCAGAGATAAAATATAAATGTGAATATTGTGAAATTATTACTACACCATCTAATCTAACTAGGTGGCATAATGAAAATTGTAAAAGGAAACCAAAATTATGAAAATTAAATCAATTAAACCTGTAGGAAAACAAAAAGTGTTTGATTTGTCAGTTAAAGATGCTGAACACTATATTTTAAAGAATGGTGTAGTAACACATAACACTGGTTCTTATTATTCAGCAGATAATATCTACATTCTTGGAAGACAGCAAGAAAAAGATGGAACTGAAATTAGTGGATATAACTTTATTATTAACGTAGAAAAGTCTAGATATGTTAAGGAAAAGTCCAAGATTCCAGTTAATATTTCTTTTGAAAACGGTATTTCAAGATGGTCTGGTTTGATGGATATTGCTCTTGATTTGGGTTTCTGTACAAAACCTAAAGTTGGTTGGTATTCAAAAATTAATGTTGATAGTGGAGAAGTTGAAGATAAGTTATATAGATTAAAGGATACTATGAATAAAGATTTTTGGGATTCTATTTTGAATTCTGTATCTTTTAAGAATGCAGTATATGAAAAATATGCAATATCTTCAGGTTCAATAATTAAAGATGATTCTGAAATTGTTCATATTGAATCATCAGATGAAGGAGATGAATAATGAATATATATGAAGAAGGAGTTGACTATTCTTTTGTTCCATATGATAATGAATATGCATCAATAAAGATACTTGATGGTGAATATGAAAACACAATTTATATGTATGGTAATGTTAATTTTGATGAAACGGATGGACAAGCATACCTAAGTTTTAATTACGAGATTCTTGATAGTGATTTAGATAAAACTATCTTAGAAGATGATGAAGATTTCAAACAATATATTGGTGATATTTTATCCTCAATATTGATTAAGAAACTTGAACAGGAGAAAAAAATTCATGAATTTGGAACAGTTGATATTGAAGAGTCTAATAGTAAATGAGGAGTATTCTAGAAAAGTTTTACCTTTTATAAAATCAGAGTATTTCTCTTCAAGAGAAACTATTTTACTATTCAATGAAGTTCAAGAGTTCATTTCTAAATATAATTCAAATCCTACATATGAAGCTTTAATTATAAATGTAAATGATAAGAAGATTACTGATGAAGAATATAAAGCATCTATACAACTTTTAGATGATATTAAAGATCTTGAAATAGATAATAGTAATCTAGATTGGTTGATTGATAAAACTGAAAATTTTTGTAAGGAAAAAGCAGTATATAATGCGGTTGCTGAATCTATTCAGATCCTTGATAATAAGAAGAAAGATGTTGATAAAGGAGCAATTCCTAAATTATTGTCTGATGCGTTAGCTGTTTCTTTTGATCAAAGTGTTGGTCATGATTATATAGATGATTATAATAGCAGATATGATTTTTATCATAAGAAAGAAGAGAAGATTCCCTTTGATTTAGATTTTTTCAATAAAATAACAAAGGGAGGTCTGCCTAAGAAGAGTATTACTATTATTCTAGCTGGTCCTGGTAGTGGTAAATCTCTTTTCATGTGTCATTCAGCATCAAATTGTTTAATGCAGGGTAAAAATGTTTTATACATTACTTTGGAAATGGCAGAGGAAAGAATAGCAGAAAGAATCGATGCTAATATTCTAAATGTAAGATTGGATGATATAGTAACACTAACGAAAGAACAATACGAAAAGAAATTTAGACAGTTGAGAGATAAAACTATTGGTAATTTAATTATCAAGGAATATCCTACTGCTTCTGCAAGTGTTGTTCATTTCAGAACATTATTGAATGAACTTAATTTGAAAAAGAATTTCAAGCCAGATATCATATATGTTGATTATATGAATATTTGTACATCATCAAGAGTTAAAACAGGATCTAATGTAAATTCTTATTCATATGTAAAAAGTATAGCTGAAGAAATTCGTGGATTGGCAGTTGAGTTTAATGTTCCAATTATGACTGCTACTCAGATGACTAGATCTGGTGCTACTAATTCAGATCCTTCTATGGAAGATGTTTCTGAAAGTTTTGGTACTGTTGCTACTGCTGATATGATTTTTGCTCTAATAAATACTGAGGAATTTGAGCAGATCAATCAGATAATGGTTAAGCAGATTAAAAATAGATATTCCGATCCAACCACTAATAAAAGGTTTATGATAGGGATAGATAGAGCTAAGATGAAATTATATAATGTTGAGAATAGTGCTCAATCTAATATATCAGATAGTGGACAATCTTCTACTCCAGATTCTGAAAATTTTGCATGGAATCCTAAAGATAAATTTGAAAAGAAATCCTTTAGTGGATTTAAAATATAGAGGTTATTATGAATAGTTTAGTGACAATAATCACACCAACCACCGGAACGAAATATCTAAAAGATAATATAAAGTCAGTTCAAAATCAAACTTACAAAAATATCCAACATTTAGTAGTTATTGATGGTAGAGATCATCTAGATAAAGTTTCTGATATTGTAAAATCCATTACTCCGTTAAATAATATTGATATCATTCCTCTACCATATGCAACAGGAACTGATAGATATAATGGGCATAGAATATATGGTGCTTCTATCTATCTTTGTAAAGGAGATTATATTTGTTTTCTTGATGAAGACAATTGGATTGATGAAGATCATGTTGAATCATTGGTAAATTCCATTGGAAATAATAAATGGGCTTTTGCTATGAGAAAGATAGTAGATTCTGATGGTACTTTTGTTTGTAATGATGATTGCGAATCTCTTGGAAATTATCCTTCAGTTCTAAATGAATCTGATTATTTTGTTGATGTTAATTGTTTTTTCTTTTCAAAAGAAGTAGCTCTTAATAGTTCTATGATTTGGTATAGAAAAGCTAGAGAGCCAAATGTTCCAGAAGTTGACAGGATGTTGACATATCTTTTGAGAGACAATAATCTCCAAGCTAATTCTTCTAAAAAATATACTGTAAATTATAGAGCGGGTAATACCGACATTTCAGTTAAAAAAGAATTTTTTATGCAAGGTAATCAGATAATGTTGCAAAGATATAATGGAAATCTTCCTTGGAGTAATTAATGAAAATTCATATTTCAAATAATTGGTGTAATACCGAGCAGTTTTTTGTATATAAATTATTGAAGAAATATTTTAATAATGATGTAGAATTGACCTCTGATCCTATTAATTGCGATATCTTTATACATTCTGTATTTGGTAATGATGATTATTACAAAACAACTAAAGCAAAATTTAAGATATTTTGTTTATGGGAGACTAGATTTTATTTAGATATTGCAAAGGAAAGAATTCAATATTCTGATTTATCTCTTACATATATGCCTACTGAAGGAAAGAATATTAGATTTCCTCTTTGGTATATGTGGATTGATTGGTGGAATGAAAATAGTGGTGATGAAGTTACTGTAGTTTGTGGTCAATCCCATCATTATATTGGAAAAAATACTTTGAAAGATGAATGGGTTCCAACAATAAACAATATAAAAACTAACATATATACTTCTGGATCTGTTTGGAATAGAAATAAATTTTGTTCTATGCTTGTTGGTAATTGTGAAGAATCTTCAGTTAAGGTTAGATCTGAAATATTTAATGAAGTATCTAAAAATATAGAACCTGTCTTTGGTATGGGACTTGCTTTTGGAAAAAGATTTGAAGGTAATAAAATAGACCTTTTGACAAATTTCAAATTTAATTTATGTTATGAAAATTCAGTACATGAAGGTTATGTAAGCGAAAAACTTTTTGATGCTAAATTTGCTGGATGTATTCCTCTATATTATGGAGATCCTATATATTCCCAAAAAGATTTTAATAAAAACAGCTTTCTGAATAGATTAGATTATTCCAATAATACAGATTATATAAAAGAAATTAAAAAATTAAATTCTGATAAGGAATATTTTATTTCTAAATGCAACGAGCCATTGTTTACAGAAGATAAATTTCCTAGTTTAGACTTTTTCTATGAAAAATTTGATGAGGTATTTAAATGAAGATAGCTTTCCATCTTGACAATCTTAGTTTAAGAGGAACCACTACAGCAGTTCTTGATTATGCAAAATATAATGAAGAACTTCTAAAAAATGAAAGTATTATCTGTTACGATAAGACTCTTCTTTCTGATAATAGAGATCAGAATTTCTCCAAGAGATTTGAGATTTCTGATATGTTCAAATCTAAATATGATGTTATTGAATATGATAATAAGAATACATTAAAAAAAGAATTGGATGATAGAGATTGTGATCATATATATTTCTTGAAATCTGGTTTTGTTGATCAGAATTATTTAGAGGAAAAGAAGAATCTGATCCATTGCGTTTTTAATCACTACAATCCACATGGACACAAATATGCGTATGTGTCAAAATGGTTGGCTGACGAGGCTAGTAAAGGCTCTTGTGATTACGTTCCACACATAGTATCTCTCCCAGCAGTGAGTGTTAAAAATCTTAGAAATGAATTGAAAATTTCTTCTGATAAAATTGTACTTGGAAGGTATGGTGGATTAGATCAATTTGATATTCCTTTTGCACATCAGGTGGTTAACTTTTTTGTTGAAAATGATCCTTCTTTTGTATTTCTTTTTGTTAATACAAGAAAGTTTATAGATCATCCAAATGTTATATTCCTTGATCCTATTATAAATCCACAAGATAAAACAGATTTTATATTTGCTTGTGATGCTATGATTCATGCTAGATCAGATGGAGAATCTTTTGGATTATCTGTATGTGAATTTCTATATTTTAATAGACCAGTAATTTCTTTTAGTGGTGGTAGAGATAAACATCATGTAGATTTGTTAAAAGATTATGATTTGTTATATAACACTCCATATGAATTGATTGAGAATATTTTTAAATTAAAACACAATATGTATAATGTTCACTATGAGAATATAGTTGAACAATTTTCACCAAACCATGTTATGAAGAAATTTAAGGAGGTGTTTTTAGATGATTAAATATCCTATCTATATTATGCATTATTCTAAACATATTGATAGAAAAAAGTTACTTGAAAAAATATTGAACAAAGAAATATCATCTTCTGGATTTCAAGGACAAGTATTTTGGATTACTAAGTACGATAGAGATCATGTTTCTTATAATGATTATTATATGAATTTTTCTGCAAATCATTTAACTCATCAACAGAGACAGCCAACGGAATATTTCCCAAGATATCCACTACAACCAGAAGTAATTTCACTTTGCTTGAAACACAAAACAGCAATTGAAATGTTTGTAAAAGAAAGTCAAGATACTTTTTGTTTATTTTTGGAAGATGATGCTATACTTCATGAAGGATTCTTTACTAAGTTAGATGAATATTTAAAAACTCTTCCAGAAGATTTTGATGCTGCTTTTATTGGTCAAGGGTGTAATAAAAGGATAGAAAATTTAGAAGATGGAGTTTCATGGTATAAAAAAGAATACCCTGCTGATAGGAACACAGATTCTATTATTTTCAGTAGAAATTTCTTAAATGCATTGCTACCAACTTTAGATCATTATAGAATGGCATTCCCAATTGATCATGAATATTCTTTTTGGTTTAGAGTTATGAAATCTAATGTCTATTGGTTAGAACCTCCAATAGTAACTCAAGGATCGCAGATTGGGGTTTTTGAAAGTTTTCAACCAGAACATAGTAGATTTTTAGATAAAAGTCAAAATTCTAGATTAGATTTGAAGGAGTTAATTAGTGAATAATTTAATAATATTTGATTTAGATGGAGTTTTGATAGATTCTAAAGATTGGCATTACGAGACTTTAAATAGAGCTTTGTGTAATGTTGACGAAAAGTATAAAATCGGTTATGATGAACATCTAAGTAAATATGATGGATTGAATACAACAAAAAAGCTAGAACTTTTATCTGTAGAAAAAGGTTTAGAAAAGAAAAATTTTAATTCTATTTGGGAAGATAAACAAAAAGAAACATTCAAGATTTTAAAGAATATTCATGCTAATAAAGAATTAATTAGTATATTTTTAGAATTGAGAAAGTTGAATTATAAGATAGCTGTGGCGTCTAATTCAATACGAGAGACAGTAAAACTTTGCTTATTGAATCTTGGTATTATGGAATATATTGATTATTTTGTATCTAATGAAGATATAAAAAGAACCAAACCATTTCCAGAGATGTATTGGAAATGTATGACAGCTTTAAATTGCCTCCCAAAGAATACTATTATTGTTGAGGATTCACATATTGGAAGACAAGGAGCCTTAGATTCAGGAGCACATCTTCTTCCAGTGGAGAATCCTAATGATCTTTCTTTAAAGAAAATTTTAAATAAAATTGAAGAGATTAAGCATATGAATAATGAAGATAAAATACCTTGGATTGATAAGAAACTTAATATTTTAATTCCTATGGCAGGATTAGGATCAAGATTTGCACAAAAAGGATATACTTTCCCAAAACCTCTTATTGATGTTAGAGGAAAGCCTATGATTCAAGTTGTTGTAGATAATCTTAATATTGATGCTAATTATATTTTTGTTGTTCAAAAAGAACATTATGAAAAATATAATCTAAATCATTTCCTTAATCTAATTAAACCAGATTGTAAGATAGTTCAGATTGATGGTATTACAGAAGGAGCAGCATGTACTACTTTATTAGCAAAAGAATTTATCGATAACGATAATCCACTTTTAATTGCTAATTCAGATCAATATATAGAATGGAATTCTAACGAAGCTATGTATTCATTTTCTAATAATGATATTGATGGTGGTATGTTAGTATTCAATGCTGTTCATCCTAAATGGAGTTTTGCTAAATTGGATGAAAGTGGTTTTATTGAAAAGGTTGCAGAAAAAGACCCTATTAGTGATATTGCTAGTGTTGGAGTTTATTATTGGTCTAAGGGTTCTGATTATGTCAAATATGCAAATCAAATGATAGAAAAGAACATCAGAGTAAATAATGAATTTTATGTTTGTCCAGTAATTAATGAAGCAATTTCTGACGGTAAGAAATTCAAAGTTAAGTATGTTGAAAAGATGTGGGGTATTGGTACTCCTGAAGATTTGGATGTATTTTTAGCGGATCGCAAATAATGACTACATTAGTAACATTTTTCTATGACATTGGTAGGGATAGTTGGTCTTCTTATCCAAGAAAGGCTATGGAATATATTAATTCTTTTGATATGTTCCTTAATTACGAATATAAGATGATTATATTCATAGATGATAGATATTATGATATCTTAAAAGAAAGAGTTTTAAAATCTAAATATCCAGAAACAAAGAAATTAATTCCGATAAATGAAAATTGGTTTTATGAAAATATTTGGGCATGGAGTAGATTAGAAAAAGAAAAGGCTATTATGAATAGTCAAAAATATAAACATCTCTTAATTAAAAGGATTGAAAATAACTATCCAGAAAATATAAACCCACATTACACAATCTTAACTCATAGTAAAATTGATGTTGTTAATTATGCAATTGACTCTGGATTGATTGAAGATGATTATGTTGGTTGGGTTGATTTTGGATATTTTCACAACAAGTCTGATGAAAGATTTATTCCAAATTCAGTGATAGATGAAAATAAATTAGATAAAGAACGTGTAAATCTTTGTTTAATAAATCCTATTGATGATAATGATAAGGGCATTGTGTATACTTTATTAAATGCTCCAGAAAAGATAGGTGCATATTTCTTTTGGGCTAATAAAGAGAATATGAAAGAATTTCAAACCCTATGTCATAATTGGTTAGATGCTTTTCAAACAATGGAATTTGCTGATGATGAACAAGGAGTATGGTTACAATGTTTCTTTGAAAATACAAATTTATTTAAATGTCATGTTTTTTATGCTTGGCATAAAGCTTTAAAGGAGTTCTCTAGATGAAAAATATAGTGGTGTTTATAACACATAAGACTTTAACATATGAACATGTGTTATGTAGTATTTACGGTATGGTAAAGCAAGATGTATATTCCGATAAAGTTTTTGATGCTTTATACATATATAATACAAATGAAAAAGAAGTATCAACTGATAACATACGAGAATCTATAACAAGTTCTAATTTGAATAAATTCTTTAACGAAATTAAAGTATTAAATCCTTCTAATGAAACTAAATCTTTAGGAGAAGATATTTCTTTAATAAAAGA